TCCATATTCTGTCAACCTGAGGCGGTACATCGGCGTTTTCGATATCGTGCCCCATCTTTTCAACATAGCTGTCGATTTCATATGGGGAATTATCTGCGTCAAAAGTCTGTGTCCCGCCGCTGTCTGTCGCTGTTATCTGCACAAGTCCAGGAAGAGCGTATGCGTCCCCGTATGTAGCCTTTTTGGTCTCCTTATCGTCCGTCTCCATTTTCCAAAACGTGTAATCTGATATGCCCATAATTCTGTAGGGCTTTTTAATCGTGGTTTTTCCTGCCATAATAAATTACCTCCTGTTATTTTAAAAATTAATCTATTGCATTTTTAACTTCTGCGGTTAATGTCTGAACCGCTTCATCTTTTCCAGCTTCAAAGCCGGGCTCCATATACGGCTGCGGTTTTTGTCCTCTTGTGGTGTGCCAGTCGCCCTGCGCGTCCTGATACCTCCAAGGTGTTTGCCGCCCGCCCGCATAGATACCGGTACCCATTTCAACATAGATGCCGTAATCCGCAGTAGGACCCACCTCAGACGTATACCGTCCGCCGCCTCCGCTTGTCTGCTTCACTATGCTGTTTATCAGCTCGCCTGTGTCAACAGGGCATTCGGCCTTACACTCTGACTGAATAACTTTGCCGCCTTTTTGGACTCCTCGCTGCACTGCGCCGTCGACCTTTACGGTCATTTCGCTGAGATTTTCGAGAACCTCGTTAAGACCATCTATTTCAAAGCTTATTCCCACTAAAAATACACCTCTTTTTTGTATCTTTGTGCGCAATGGTATAGTTCTTCGGGTCTGCCTCTCGGCACATCATAGTCATACGTTCTCAGCCAATCGTCAGCTTGCATAATCTTGTTGATTTCCACACCGATGTTTGAGACTTGAACAGGTGAATTACTCCATATATCAACGGCAAACTTACTGATTTGGGAATCCTCGTTATTGTCCGAATGAAACCCCTCATCAGTAGTAATCTTGCGAAACGTGATAACAGGCACAGTCTTGAATTCAAAAATCGTGCCTTGCTGAACTTTGATTCCTGTTTGCTCAAGCAGTTTTTTAACGTGTGGGTTCATATCAATCAATTGTGGCCACTCCCTTCGGGTGTGCATAGTTTAAAATATTCCGGTTGCTCTATGCAAGCAAGGCCATTATTATGAATACTCTTAATAAAATCCACCCCCATACTTATCGCTTGCGTCATTCATGCCGTTTTCGTTGTCAGTAGTATCACCCTGTGCCGCTTGCGGAATCATACTTAATAACGCCATTGTGTAATCCTTCCACTGTTCAGCATATTTAACAATATACTTCGGTTTTTGACCTCTGTCGGCGATTTTTACACCTTCGACGATATCAGCGTTAGGTGCGGTATAAATACGCCTCACACACTCAATTTCAAGCCCGTATTCCTGCTGTGCAAGTTCGCCCGACATCGGTTGCATATCACACACAGCTTCAATTACTGTATCACCAACATAAATATCAATCGGTGTGTCCTGGTCTATCAAAATCACTCGGCACACGCCCCTTTCTGTTGATAAACGGCGCAAGGCGTAATCTATAATTATTTAAGAAATGACTACCGAACATATCAGCAGAACTGCCGTAGCTCTCACTTTTTGAACCCTGCGACACTGATTTCAACACCTTGTCGCCACTTTCGCTGCCGTAATTCATCATTCGATAACGGTCGGCTGTCATAACAGGTATAAGGCTTTCAAGTGCTTCGGGCAGTTCGCAAATACGGCAACAATTAAGGACGAGATTGATATTATCCTCAATCAGATAACTCAAAACCTCGTCCTTACTGTCGTCTGTCACACCGAGAAGCATTTTAGTTTTTGTGAGTGTTTTTTCCATCTCCACTATCGCTCACCGCCTTTTTAGCCGATGTTTTTGCATTCTGTGATTTAGTTTCAGGAACTTCCTCGCCTGCTGTGTAAAATTTACCTTTGTGTTTAACTGTATAATCGTATTTCATTATGCCACCTCAATTGCGTAGCACTCGTCCATACGTTCAAACGACGGCAACACAATCTCTGATACTGTTGTTTTTGTATTAACAGGGTCATCCGTAACTGTTACAGCTACGGCTACACCTGTATTAACGATAGAAACGTCAGCGCCTGGCGAACTTGCGAGTGTCCTCTCTTCAGGAGTTGTGCCATACCAAGTCGTACCCAAAGCACCGTCAGGCAGAAGCATAACTATATTATCAGGGTAGAAGTTCTTTTCAGTTCCTGTCTCATCTTTAAACTTCTTGGAATATACAAGTATATCAAGATTAAGTTCTTCTTTGATAAACTCCTTTACGCGTTTACTGGTCATATTGACTGTTGCAGTTGCCACCTGAGCCATAACACCGCTCTTTATTTTTTCCGACTTTCTGAGTAATTTAAAGGTGTCCATCGACATTAATGCAATCGTTGGGCGTGTTCCGCTCACCGCTTCCTCTTTATCAAGCGCAGTCTCAAGGTCATCAAGCGGGTCACAAGTTTCTGACGCCGACCACTTATCTGCCGCGGTTGAAATTTTTAGATAGTGCTCTTTTTTCCAGTCACCGTTCGGATCATAATTATACGCATATGCTGTACCGTTTGCGGTAATCTCAATGCCCATATTACCTCCGAGCGGTGAAAGCAATTGCATAATCATTCTCTCCGGCACTACGTTTGCGCCGTCAATCAGTGTCTGAGTGTCGTCGAAAATTCTTTTAAGTACCTGAACAGCATATGGGTCATTGCTGTCCTGCACTCTCATAATCTCCTGTTCATCCGCTTCCTTAACAAGCATTGATTCGCGGAAAAATGGCATTTCTGTTTCGGTCATCTCAACGCCCGGTCTATCTCTTAACTTTGATTTTGTATCAAAAGCTGACGGCATAAGTGACACCGGCAATCCTTTATGTCCTTTAATCCATTTTAAATCAAGACCCATCTTCTTATCGGGTGTAAATAATCCTGTACCTAAATACGGAACCTTATTGCTTGCAGCTTCTGTATAGTTGGAAGCCACCGCCTCTGAATTGAATATATCTCTTAAATTCATTATATTACCTCCTGTTATTGTTTAGTTTCTGTTGTGCCTGAACTTGCCGCTGTATCCGAGCTCGCCGTTGTTTCAAACGGCATAAAAACAATATCCTTCATAGCCTTTATTGCCGCCGCTGCCGGAGCTGTCGGCATTTTATTTTTGTCGATAAACCCGTGTACGACAACTGTGCCATTTGGATTGTCGGCAATCTTTACATCATGCAACAACACGCCGATTGCACTGTTGTCATTTGCAGGTACAACTGTTCCTGCGAGTATAACTCCGTTTGTTGCAAGTGTTGTCAGACTTGTACAGTCATACGGTACAGCAACAAAATGGTCGTTATATAAAATTTCTTTTGCGGTATTTACCGCTGTTGACTTAAACTTCATTTCATTTATTCTCCTATCCTTAATGGTTTAAATATTTTTCCAAGATGTTCTTGCTCTGTTCCGCTCTCTTGCCTGCGTCTATTCCAAGCTGCTTTGCAATCTCGTTTTGATTTTTACCGTTATCAGGCGCTCCACCTGTTGATTTTGGCGGAGTTCCCGCAAACTGTTTATCAAACCTACGCTGATGGTCGGCGTTCCACGCCTTTTCAAACTTCTCAATATTAGCGTTGGTTTGCTCCGCATTGCCAACAGCTAAAAACTCTGCAAAATCAGGAGATAAATTCTTTTTCTCAAGTATTTTCTCCGTCTCATACACAAGCCTTTCGCGGTCAAGTTTTGCACGCTCCGCATTAAACTTTTCGTGCTCGATACGCTCTTCTTCCGCAGCGCGTTCTTCTGCGCTCATCCTTGCCAAACGTTCTCCCTCGCTGCGAGCATTATCAATCTGTTCCCTGAAACTCGTCTGATATTGAGCAAGAGCCACATTTACTGCTGCGGCAATCTGCTCTTGCATAAATGTTTGCTGTTCGGGAGTGAGACCCACGCTACTGCCATCATCTGTATTTGTCTGTTGCGCACTTTCGTCGGTTGCGTTAGTATTTTGCGTTCCAACGCTTGTTGTATTTGTTTGCTGTGCGCCTTCACCGGTTGCGTTAATCTGGACCTGATCTTCGCCGGTTGTCTGTGTTCCTTCTGCCATATTAATCATCCTTTCCGTTTTAAGTATTAAAAAAGAGCCTTACGGCTCACGTTTGTTGTTTGTTATTTGTTATGTTATTTGTT